GTATATACTGCAAGTAGAGAAGATAGTGAAATGCACATAGAAAAAGAAAATAAAGATAAAAATGTTATTATAGAAATATTTTTTGAGGTAATATTATCATTTATAATTGTATTTTCATTTATGTTTTTATTTGAACTTATTGGGTTCAAACAAGAGCAAACAGGTATTGCAGTTTCTATTATAGTTGTTTTTACTATTATTTTTTGTACAAATAAAATTATTAATGAAATAAGAAAAATAAATAGATAGATTTCTAATAAACCAATTTAAACTTTTATGATTAAAAATTAAATATTAATAATTATACCGTATTATTCAAAAAGAATATGCGGTATTTTTTAGTGCGCAATTCAAAAAAAAAGCTACAATGAGAGCCAGAGAAGAAGCATGGAAAAAGTATCAATTTAAGTCAACAAAATAATTAACTAGGAGGAAGTAATAATGTATGACGAGCTATGTAAGTAACTCGCAATTCAAAACATTGTAAGATGGAGGAAGAGTAGTGATACATGATATAGAAATTTGTAAAGAATGTCATTACATGAAGATTGAAAATTTATCATGTAGAGAAAGGCATTGCAGAAAGTGTGATAACTATGGAGAAAAATCACTTCCAGCATATGTAAGAATAATTCAAAGACCAGTTGAGGTTAAAATTGAATGTCCACACTGTTTTTATGACATAGAAGTTGATTATAGTGAATTTACAGTTGATATGGGAAGTGATTACCCTGAAGATTGGGGAGGAATAATAGATTGCCCAAACTGTGAAAAAGAAATTGAAATAGATGAAGTAGAGTGGGTTTAATGGAGGAAAAATGAAACTAGAATTTAAGGTTGTTTATTTAAATGAGGATTCAAATTCATTTAAAAGTTTAAAAAAAGCATTTGATAGATTACCAAATCCAAGACATAAATTTTCAAATGAATTTATTATAGTTGGAGAAAAAGAAAATAACTTAAAGCTATTACAATTACATGAAGAAGGGATAACTTTAATTGCAGATTTTCCTTTAGATTATGTATGTTATGAAATTCCTAGAGAAGATATATTATGGGATGGATCATTATATACAGAATTGGATATTCCAAAGAATAGATTAAGTGTGAGAATTATTGATAATATTATAAAACTAAATTCTTAATTCAAAAATATTGAGAAAGAATGTAAAAAACATGGGGTGATGAAATGGATATAAGTATAAAAAAGAAAATAGAAAATGATTTAAGAGAATACCCATTTCTATTAATTGCAGTAGATGCTGGAGGACTTGGTTATCCTACTAATCATGAAATTGTTAAAGATGTTAAGCATCCTAGTACAATGAAAGGAAGCTTTGTTGAAAGTTGTGTAATTGATGAAGAATATAATAAAAAGAAAGTTGATAAAATTACAAGAGCTTTAGAGTTATTAGATATAACAGAGAAAGAAATTGTTGAGGAATGTTATTTTAGAAATACCTATACTAATCAACAAATAATATCTAATATGTGCATTAGTAAAGCAAAATTCTATAAGGTTAAGAATGATTCATTAAGAAAAATTGCAATTTCTTTAGGATATTTGTAAAAAAAGAAAAAATAAAGACAAAATAAAAACAAAATAAAGACAAAAAAGTGGAAAGTAAAAAGAACTTATACTACAATAAATGTAAGATGTTATAAATATAAAATTAAATAAAATCCCCTTTAAACAAAAGCACTTAAGTGAAATTCTTAGGTGCTTTTATTTTTTGAGGAGAAGAAGGTGAGAGTGTGAAAATAAAAGTAATAGATATAATTAAAGAAACTCAACCAGATACTTATAGTAGGTTAAAGGCTAATAAAAAAAGACACTCTAAAAAAGAGCTTACTAAAAGAGATTATGAG